TCTAGTTCTTTAACTAGCAGTCAGAGGAAGAAATTCCTCAAGGCAGTCTCTGCTCAACCTCGGGAGTTACCCGAGCACCTGAAAGCCTCCATTCAGAAGGCAACCAGGGCAGTCATTCAGAAGAGAACAATAGTACGTACGCCATCACCGTTAGTTCTGTACAGGGGAAGCGCCATGAAAATGGCTCCTACAATGTACGGTTCTGTACGGCAATCTGAGCATCTCTTGTACGAGCTTATGCTCGTTCGCAATGATGAAACTGTCAAACATATAAAGTCCCTTTGGGAGCCCATTTACAAATGGGTTTTTAAAGGAGTAGATATAGATCGTCTTATCGACGATTTACATCCCGATGTATGCGAAACAGGTCCACTTATTGCTGGAGAGGTGCACTTCTTACAGGAACCTGGTTACAAGTTGAGAAGCATTGCTTCTCCTTATAGATTATTCCAAGTAGCTTCACAGCCACTTAAGGATGACCTAAAAGATCTTGTTTCCAAGCTCCCTTGGGATTGTACGCATGACCAAGGTCGTGCATTCGGACCCATTCAGGAACAAATTAAGAGGCAGAAGAAAGTACACAGTGTGGACTTATCTAGTGCAACTGATTTATTCCCTTATGAGATACAGGAGATCGTCTTATCAACGATATACGGCGCAGACTCACCACACTTACAGTTATTTCGTGAAATTTCACGAGCTAATTGGAAGTCTGAGATCGGATCAATCAAATGGACAAAGGGTCAGCCTTTAGGCTTCAACCCTTCATTCTTTTGTTTTACCCTAAGTCATGGTCTACTTCTATACACCTTAAATGGTGGGAAGTGGGACAATGACTTCTTCGTCGTAGGTGATGATGTTGTTATATTGTCTGATGTTTTGCATCAGAAATATATCGACACCCTCGCTCTCCTCGAATGCCCCTATTCACCAACTAAGTCAATTAGTTCCGACAAACTTGCTGAGTTTGCCGGAAAGTTAATATTATCTGACCTTGTAGTACCACAGTTAAAGTGGAGACAAGTATCGGATGATAACTTCATTGATCTAGCTCGGATAATAGGTCCTCGGATACGGCTCATCTTGAGTCGTCAACAGAATAAGGTCTTAGACGTATTTGCACACGTTTCAGATCTAGTTCATCCATATGGTCTTAATTGGTCTTATGAGGGTTCAACCCTTGATAAGATGATTAAAGCCGGTATGGAGTTGACATTTCAAGACTCTGTTCTCTCGTCGCTAACGGGACTAAGTAACACAGTTCATAAGCAGCTTTACGCTGACTATGGACCCGTTACTGAAGACCTCTATTGTCTCATCCGTAAGGATGAGATTGCAACAGAGATCCAAACCTTCGACGAGAAGGTTTTGGCTGTATATCGTAGGTTAGGATTTGCTCGTGTTTTTCACGAGTATTTCCTTGAAAACCTAAAGGATATACCCGAGGCTCATGTCAAGCTTCATGCTGAAGCTCGTTTGCTGCC